AATTAAGATCTTTCTTAAATTTTGCCTTCTTAAGATCACCTTTAACCAATGCCATTTGTTGATAAATAGCAGTCTTCAAGTCTTCCTTTTCACTCTTAGATAATTTCTTTTTAGGAGTATTATCAATTTTGGTTGGCTCCAATGTTCCTTTTAACTTAACCTGTTCCTTTCCTTTATGGAATACATTGCCCTGTGGATCAACAAACTCTTTCATGAACTGCCATCCTCGAGGTCGACCTTTTGATACATACCCGCCTTTCATCTCCGGTGGTCCTACTGTCTTATTGACACACCTCCAACATAGGATAGCGGCTGTGTCCGGGCCTGTCTCAGACCATTCATTACATCTAGGATGTTTTTCTAGAAATGACCATAATATATAATTAGTATCTTCAATACTATTTCTACAGATCATTAATGTCTTACCATCTTTCTTTTTTGTTTTAAACTTGTGCGTAACTTTTTTCTTTGCCATAACTGTTTTAATTTATTACCAATATGTTTTTTTCGACTCTGGAGCTCGTTTAGGTTTTATTGGTTCTACCTTTTCTTTGTATATATCTTCCTTCTCTATCTTAACCTCTTTATGCTCTTCTATAGGAGTTGCTAAAATCTCTTCATTCTTTTTAATCATTTCTTCTTGATCTTTTATAAGAGGTTCAACATACTCCGCAACCAGAATCTCTTCTGGTTTCTTTATTTGGGCAAATGCAAAATTAGCTGCTATAACCATTGCAATTGCCAATGGGTCAAATACAAATACAATTAACAACAAAAACCAGTTAACAACTTGTCCCATATCTTTACCGGTTGTTTCTGCAAGATATTTTAATGGACCTAACTCTCTTTCATCTTCATTAGAGATAGCTAAATCTAATAATCTATTATCAAGTGACATGATAGAATCTTGTATTACCTCTAACTTAAGATTTAAACTGTTTCTATCAGTAATTGTATTTTCCAACTCTGATTGTAATGCTCTTCTAGAAGAACTAGATGTTGTTGTAATTAACTGACCCGACTCCCTATCTACATATTGTACTTGAGCTGGATTCGAAAGAGATATTCTTAGATCAGAAATTGATTTATTTAGTTGTTCCTTTTCTATTTTTAAATCTGATTTGTTCTCTTCAAATCTAGTTTGCTTTATTTCTAACACTGCCAATGATTTATCTAAGAACTCAGACTTGGTTGCTGTCTCTTGATATGCGCCGGATAAAAATCCATAGATACCACCTGACGTTATGACCATTAATACAAATACTGCTATAGATAAATAAAATCTTAAGAACTTACCTATTGTATCCCAGTATTGATATAGCAATGATGCAACAACTAGTTTAGCAAACTCTAACGAGCCTGCCATTATAATCACTTGCATACTTGCGCCAGCAAATAGTTTACTTAGTCCAAAGACAGAATAAAATGCAGCACTACCTGATACAGCTAATGCCGCTAGTGCTATCAAGGATGGGAACAGCTTTGACTTCATATGTTAACTCCCGGATACTCTATCAGTAATTATAGCTAATTTTTTACGTACAAGTTTAAATCTTTGTTTCGCATCATTTGGATCAATTGGCATGTTTCTTTCAACTGTTTGGTTTAAAATCATAATCATATTGTCGACCTCGTCTAACAATCTTAATACATTTTCTCTGTCTTTCATAGTAAAACTTTTTTCTTTTTATTAGTATTTTTATATGCATAAATATTACGATACTCTAAAAGTGCCATTTCTTTTGCTTTGGCCTCTATTACAATATCTATATCAAGTCCATAAGTATTAATTTCATCTCGAATATAATCGGAATGTGCTTGCGCTCTTATCTTAGGGTCTTGAAACTCTCTTGCTCTACTTTCTGAATAATGTGTACACTGTCTCACACTATCAGGCCATGTAGTCGCGGCTAACTTTAATGCTTGTTCTTCGGACATCTCATCCGGATGGAATGAATGGTGGTGGTAATCAAATGTAATCGGTATGCCTATCTCCTTATGAAAATAATGATATAACATTTTCACAGACCACATACTAGCCCTATCATCATTTTCTAATACTATTCGTTTCTTACAATTATCAGATAATCTATGCCAACCTGCAATCCATCTTTTTGACGTGCCTTCAAAGTCACCACCATATGACCCACCAACATGAATGTTAATTTTATTTTCAAATGAAGGCTCAAACCCCATGAGATCAAATGTCTCTGAATGTCGTTCTAAACTTACAATTGTTCTCTCTACAACATCTAACTTAGGCGAGCCTAATACATTAAATGGTCCAGGGTGTGTAGTAACACGGATACCATTCTCACGAGCATAATTTCCACATTCCATTAACTTAGTAGCAATTTCATTGAACTGAGGTAATTGATGTAATTCATATTGATCATGCCACGGAAATAATTCCGAGCCTAATCTAAATACTTTTATCTTATGTTCATTATTCCATTGAAGGTAATGTAATAAGTCATTTGCATTTAATAATGTCCTTTCGCCCAATAAATGCAAGTCCCAATCCTTAGGGTCATCAGAACCCTTTTTCCAAGTTATCTTTCTAGCAGTCCTTGATGTTGTAACTCTACCGCCGGCCTTCTTTGGTCGGTTAGTTAATGTCATGTTGACACATGCATAACCTAATCTCATTTTCTTATTCATATATTAATATAATAAATTTATCTCGTAATTCCTAAACATTTCTGCCATTTTCAAAAACATGTTTCACGGTAGGAAATCTCAAACTAATACCTCCTTTCTGATTTTTGGTTTCTTCAAAATATTGAACGGTAATTGTTTTGCCTATGATTAATTCCGGATTGGCTTCATATTTCAATCTTTGTTCTTGATTCCATCCAGAACCAACTTTTACTTGATGTCCTTTATGAATAATATAAGCTTGGGCCATCATTCTAACTACCTCTTCTTTGCCTTCTCTAATAACTCTATGGTCTTCAAAATCAATCCATTTAACTTCATACTCCGCATCATGGAATTTTTTAACCTTTAATAAGTTTTGAGATCTCTTACCTTCATATCCAACATTCTTTCTTAACATAACTCCTTCATGCCCTTCCTTCTCCGCATCAGCTTTAAGTTTTGCAAAATGATCATCATCACTAACAACTACTTGATCAAGCACTGATAATGAATCTTGATGATGAATATATTTATCTAACTTTGCAAACCTTGATATTCTTTCGGCTAATGTCTTTTCACTTACCTTCGCATTAAATTCATTCAATGTTAAATAATCAAACATTACATATTTAGGATTTTCTATCGTATGATTCTTTCTTTTAATTTGTTTCATTATACCTTGGAAATCTTCATTACCATCATCATCCATTAAACAAATCTCACCATCAAATACTACTCCTAATAATTGCAATCCTTTGATTGCTTCTTTAACAACATCTAATGTTTCAAATTCATTACCTACTCTAGAATAAGATTTTACATTACCTTGAAAATCAACAACCGTAATACATCTAACTCCGTCTAACTTTCTTGATGCAAACCATACATCATCCCAATTAACTCGCTTAGGATCAAATTTATTTGCTAATGCTACATCAAAGGTTGGGACTAGGTTTGGAATAACTTTATTAATAACCGATTCAGAAGCTCTAATTTCTAAGTTCCTATCTATAATAGAGAAAATCAAATCTTCATATTCTTTATATTCGGTTACAAATGCATTAACCATTGCAATTGCATCATGGCCGGTATATACTCTATTATTAAGATCATCGAATAAATCAAATATATTATTATAATTAGAATTCATATCACATATATCGGCATTCTTTTTACAATTCTTGCTGGTTACATAATACTTCTTATATGGGTCTAAGGCATAGTTTATAGCCGTTTTAATGAACTCATTTCCCTTAATGGTATCAATAATAACCTTTTTCTCATTAAGAGAACTGGTATTCTTCATATCATTAACAAAATCTTGGAGTTTTTCTAGGTTTTTCTTCATATCTAATGGTTTTTATTTAATATCTTATATATAAAGATAAGGTATATATCCCAAATAACCTAATCTTTTTGAAGCTTTTTTACAGAAATGTTGAGATTTAATACAAACTTAATCTAAATTTAATAATTACTTAATAGGTTTGATGTTATTATCACCTATATATTATTAGATGACAGATAAAATCGACATATCACCTGTATTATATATAGCCATAATGGTTATTGTTTTTCTTCTTGGTCTATGATCTTCGCATCTTCTATTGTTTCACAACAATAAAACATTCCATCCTTCTTCAATAACGTATCAGTCCGAGTCCATTCTTTTAATACCGCTTGACTAAAATCTTTCTTAAGGTGGGATTCTCTTATGATTCGTTTAACTAAAAGCTTTTTATCATTATACTCAATGAAATTATAGTTATGCAATGAATACTTCATCTTAATTGTTACAGTATGGGTCTACTTTTCCAATGATATCATATACTCTCAAATAACGATACATATCAAACTCTGTTTTCTTAACATCTACCCTACTTAATAACATTCCATCATTTACTAACTTTTGAACAAATTTCCTTATTGCCTTTAAACTATTTGAATTGATATGTAATTTATCTGGATATTGGGTAAGTGATAATCTAAATGGTCCTACTTGAAAATCGGTAACTGAGACTAACGGCTCTTTTGGAATATATTTATCTGCTAATTGGCCAACTTGTTTTACAATAGCAGCTTCGATTCCAATCTGTGTTGCATCGAATAAAAATTGAATTTTATCATGGTCATCTAATGCTACGAATAGATCAAAATCATCTTCTAATATTTCAAGTTCGTTTAGTTTCATTATCCCAATAATAAATTTTTATCTTTATGGTCACTGGCTATTTCTTTAACAACAAACAAATTTCTAAATTGTTCTAATGATAATTGTTTGACCCCCGCAAAATATGCTTCTGCTTGTGCACGATTTGGCATCTCAATCAAATTAATATGATTAAGTGATTCATTTGTTCCTTTTGTATACATTCCAAATTTCATAATTTTCTTTTAACTTAAATTAATTGTTGCCGTTTTCGTAACTAGAGTTTTCTTTGAAGCATCTATCATTGTGATTACTAACGCATATGTACCTCTATTGTTTGTTACAGAAAGTCTCACAACATGTTTTGCAGTATCTGTTGGAATCGTGGTTGTAACTCCGGTCTTTGCTGTGTTTGCAATTATTGCGCTAGCCTGTGTATTTGTTATAGTTGTTTCAGAGGTTGTTGCAGAATTGCCATTTATATTACCAGCAATTGTTCTACTAAATGTTTTCGTTCCGGTCAATGTTTGATTACCAGCTAGCTGAACTATATTAGTATTAGTAATGCCATTTATTGATCCTGCCGTTCCGTTAATAGAGCCTGTAACTGGATTATTTATAGTTAAGTTACCATAGTATTTTTGGTCTCCTGTAAATATCTTTTGAACTGATTCTCTTGTCTCATATACTTTGGCAGTTAAGAACTTAAGTGCATTTTCTATATGAGAAAAATCATAACTAGATGTAGTATCATTTGTCACTTCTGATAATGATGATGTATAGTTATTTATCGATCCGGATAGACCTAGGGATGCTGTACTCTCACTTCCTATTCCTGCAAACCCATATCCAATTGAACCACTACTCCTTAATTGTCCTGCATCGTTACTATCTACTATTATTCTTGGCATATCTTCCCTTTAATATAAATATCAACTTTCGAAACCTTTTACTATTGACGCATCTGATATAACTTCGGAAATTCGATTCCAGCCCTTTACATTATCATGTGGTAGTATATTTAGCAAATGATTCACTTCTTCGGCTAACACACCTGAAGTAATTATTGCATCAGCGCCTCTCGTAAACCAATCAATGACAGCCTGACATCCATTTTTTCTATAGATGTTAATTATCTGACCATCATTGATATATCGTTTATGGAATCCCATTAACGCATCATCCCCATCTTATACTTTCTGTTAACAGTATCTTTTGCTAATTGTAATGTTTTTTGTATCATATCTAATTCTTGATATGTAACATCATAAGTCTTAGTTCCTATATGTAACTTGCCCACTACTGGCTTTTCATGATTTTCAAAGGTATGTGCTGTTATATCAGATATTTCAAAATCAATTGAACCATATAACTTGCCATACTTTCGTACTTTCTTTTGATCATACGCTGCTGTATTGTTTACGAATCCACCCATATTATTTTATGTTTTTATATATTATTAATGTAAATAAATCATTTGAAAATGTATGGTCCATTGCTACATTTCCAAATTCTTTTTGAGCCCAATTAAACACCTCGCCGGCGTTCCAATTAATTAAGCCATCTTCAAATCCGGATTGGTCCGAAGCTAGTAATACTATACTACCTTTCTCTGAATGGTCCATCATAGACTTGATCGTATCTTTAAGATATTCCATATCGGTTCTAACCGTATCACCATCATATCTTAAATTACTAGACCCTATATTGATTGACCAATCTTGTTTTATGTCCTTGTCTAACTCGAACCAATTAGTACATATCAATTCAACTTCTTGATTATATACCTTATTACCTGCGTTAACTAATTGCTGGTTCATATCAACTCCGGTATAGTCTAAAGTTTCATTAAATTCCTGTTCAAAGAATTTTTCAAAATCTCCTCTAGCAGCACCGAAGTCTAAAACACTATCCCCTTCAGCAATATAATTAGCAACTATACGATATGTATCCCATTGTTGTTCTCTATTCTCATACCCAACTGCTTCTGCTGAATATTCTAAATACTCGGGGTCAGACTCTGATTGATTGTTTATCTCATCCTTCTCGTCTTGAGTAGGATCAATTTCTTCTACATCATCTAGTTGTACCATATCTTCTGATATTTGTTGTAAAGCTAGCTTCATCTCCTCCTCTGAAATTCCGGAGGTTGGTTCTATATTATCGGCCACCTTTTCTTCTCCCATATCAATTAGATCTGGTGAGGGTGGGTTAATTTTCTTTTTCATAAGTAATTTTTTAATTTTATTTAACACGTCTTCCTCTTCTTTTTCGTTTATGTATTCTATTTAATTTACCTTCAACATCTACAAGGTCCATTCTTGCCGGGTGAGCTCTATTAAAGTTTTGAGTCAATCTACATGACATAGCAGCATGTTCCCATGCTACTTCTTCATCACTTGTATTTGGCATATAGAACTCCGCGGCTAAGAATACATCATTAGATATAATACGCACTCCATCTAAGCTTGCTTCTGCATAAGCATTTGGATATTGTTTAAGTACTTTCTTTTGATGTTTATTCATATTAATATGATCTAGGACCTTGGGTTGGAAAGATGAAGTCATTTCTTTTTTCAATTTGCTGAACCATTGTCATCATATTAGATTGGTCCCCATCATGATTCAATTCAATTGTCTCGGCATAGTTTGCTCTGGTATGACCAACTCCATCTTTTGCCATCAACCTGGTTGGGGTCACTAAACCTTCATCTAATGCTGCATTCCATGATGCAGTCATTTTAGAATCTATAACTGCATATGCCTCTGAATATTTATTCTTACATTTATCAATTGATACTAATACAAAGCCTTGACCCGCTTCACTACGCAAATCATAATATACTTTCTTATCAGCACTTCTTCTATTTGTAATAACTCCTATTTGCGGTACGCCCATGGTCTTAAAGACTACCTTATCATTTATTTCATATCTCATACTCATATTATACGTTTTTAGAATTATTAATAACTTTACAAATTTGTGATGAACTCACTGACTTCACTTCAAATTCAACTCCATCATTTTTAAAATCTTCAACTACCAATGCTTCCGCATGCGTAACTGATACTGCATTTACTAAATACGTCTCCGTTTGCCATTTAACTCCCTTAGGTGTATCGGTTGCAATCTTTACCTTACTTACATAATAACTCATAATTTTTATTCTTTTAATTAATATACTTTAATATAAGGACTTTATTTCAAAGATCCTAATTTTTTTATAACTTTTTTTAAATCGATTCGTTATACATTGCATTATCTAATTCCATTGAACACTCTACTTTTGGTGTATTGGTTGCAAAATATATAAACTTATCTCTACCATATTTAATAGCATTTGAAGGCCATTCTATTCTATCAATAAAACCTTTCTTCATACCTCTTCGCAACATATCCGCATACTTCTTATTTGAACTAGTCGCGCCTTTTCTATCATAGCCAAATGCTGCTTTACTAATTTCATTTTCGGTCATTGGCCCTATTCTTTTTAAGGCATCTACCATCTCATGAACTGAATTTCTTTCTTTTAATTTCATTTTTTAATTTTTATTTTTAGATCAATTTAAGGCTTGATCTCTAACCTTTTTATCATATATAAAGATAAGGTATTTATTTCAATTAACCTAATCTTTTTGAAGCTTTTTTAAACAAATACATCGCATCCGGAATTCTCCCATCCATCTATAAAACTAAGAACCTCTTCTACTTCATGGGTGTTCTTATTAAATGTCTCTGATCTGTCTTCTAACTCTACTCCCTCAAAAACTACGATAGGTGTAATATCCATTCCTCTATCAAAATCAATCTTAATATTTGTCTCTTTGTATATGTCCATAATCTTTACCTTTTTATTTATATATAAAGATAAGGAATTTATTTCAATTAACCTAATTTTTTACCAGAAATGTTGAACAAAAGGAAAGACGCATTAAGCGCCTTTCCCATTATATAAAACTTATTTCTTTGTTGTAAAGAATGACATTACAATTACTAAAACTATTAGTCCTACAAATCCACCATTACCTAGTGCATTTACAAGAGCTGATAAGTTAGCAATTACATCCATTCCAAACACTGACGTACCTGTTAAGATAGTCCAAAGAATTGTTACTGGTAAAACAGCCATCATGATAGTCAATAGACCACCAAAGAAACTGTTAATGTATTTAATTACATTTTCCATAATATTTTCCTCTTTTATTTGTCATAATTATTTTGTGGCAAGATTGCCGATTTGGGGTGTTTAGAGAGCTCGCTTATTATATTTAGAACTTAAGACCGAATCCTAATGAAAGGTTCGTAGTCTTTGCTCCTGTATTATAAACGATTTTAGGATCTACATATACACCTTTATGTAATGTAAACATCCTACCTACTCCAAGACTTAATGTCTCAGTATCTAATCCAGTAGTTGCTGCATATGCAAAATATCCTTTATAAAAATATCTTGCATGTATGTCATATGACATATCAACTGTTGAATCTTCCTGTGAAACAGATAAACCTATCATAAGTTCATCAGTTACTCCATAACCAACTGTCGGGCTAACTGCCCATTCTGTCCATGCTACGTTACTTATATCACCAGTACCTACGTACCAGTCACCTTTTGTTTGCGCTTGTGTTGAAACTATCGTTGCAACTATTAAGCATATTGTTAAAATTGTTTTTTTCATAATTGTTTTTCTCCTTTATTTTAATTGGACACTATTGTCCCTTTACCGTAAGGAGCTCTCTATCATACGCTACACCCATAGCGTATTTCTTTTAGTTCTTCTACTTATTATATAACTATAATATATAAAAACTTTTTCGTAAAACCTAATAAAACTTTAAAATTGTTTTGGGATTGGTTGTGCTCGTCTGCCGCCTTTTGTACGTAAACTTTCCAACTGCTGGGAGATTTCTACCTCCGCTTTGATTTGATTCATAAGTACACCCTTGTCTGTTAAAACTCCTTCGAGTGACTTATATTTGTCATAAGAATTAGGACCGCCGGCTGCAGCATCTTTTGCTGTCTTAAGTGCGCCTTCTATTCTTGTTGCTATTTCTGTTCTTAATGCTGATCTAGTCATTGTGCCGAATCCAATTATATGGACTTCCGGATCTACTGGATCAAATTGTTCAGGGTCTAATAAACCTCCGTATTTATAATTTCTTTCTGAAAGTACGGATGCTACTTCTTCTTGAACAATTCCTTTTATTCTATTTGCTAAATCTTGTTTATTCATATTAATTCCAAAATATTAATTTAGCAATGACGCCTATCATCGCTACCCATACTGACCATAGCGCGCCATTTGCCTTTTTTCTAAAATCTGTGTTACGATTAACTTTAGAAATCGTCCCATAATCTGGGTCTAGTAATCTTATCTTAATTTCTTTTACATCTAATTTGATCGCAATCAATTCATCATGTAACTGTTCATTTGTTAATCGTGCCATATATCTAAGATCTTTTAGATTCATCAACAGAGGCTTTTCTGTACTCTGTTACTAATTTCTTTAATTCACCAACTGCTTTTCTAGCTCTAGTTGCTGCTGCTTTATTTCCTTTGTCTGTAAACTTAGAATGATTGTCTGTAAATTCATTCCAATGTGCTTCCATTTTTGCATATAACTCATGTGATGCCATAACGTTCTCCTATTGATTAATTTAATATAAATATACTAAAACTGATTAAATTCAGATAATATATCCTCCGGTGTTTCTTGGTACTTATATTCTAACTTCAAAGCATGTTCTAATTGGTGATCGTTCATGACATCTAATGCCTGATATATCAAATCGCCATCTAGATACACTTCACCAATAAGGCTCTCATCGTCGACGAAAAATTCTAATTCTTCGCCTTCAATAACTTCTCCGGATGATATGTTTTCTAATGTAATCATTTATAATAAATATGCTATACATCAGGTTTACAACCAATTATGATTTAGATAAACCGGTTATAAAACAACCAATACCCATGAGTGAACTTAGACCAAAGAATACCATTTCATTTAATGGATCTGCGAATGACATATAATTTAAAATCTCTCCCGTTCCGGTTATATATGCTATATAAAAACACACAATACCTCCGGCTACTACTAATAAATTTTTAATGAACTTTTTCATATTTTTTACCTTTTTATTTATATAATAAAGATAAGGAATATATTTCAACTAACCTAATTAATTTGAAGCTTTTTTGGAATAAAGTTTTATAACCTTTTCATGTGCATATGACCATTTATCTCTGATATCTTTATACCTATGTTTATCTTGGCTTCTCATCTTATCTAACTGATTTTCAAATTCTTTTCTCAATCCTTTAGAATCGAGTGATTCTGTTATCTCGTAAAATAAATCTTCGTAATGTCCCATAATGTAATTCCTATATTCGAATGATAAAACAATAAATATTACTTGTTTACCTTTCCTTTTATAAATTTAGCCTGTTTCTTTATTGCTTTTTCAAGCTCTACTTTATCCGTAGTGTTCTGGCTGGTATTCTGATCTTCCGTTGACTTGGCAACATCATTATGACCTATATAAGCATTAATGTACCATGGAGATTTCTTATCCATGTCCTTCTTCCAATTCACGCCCGGTAATATCGTTCCGGATTTCATACGGAGTTTATAAGAGTTTTTATCAATAACTTTTATAACTTCACATACCTCAGGTGACCCTAGGAAATATGCTTGTACAATATCTCCTAGTATTAATTTTTTCTTCCTAGGCATCGTTCTTTTTTTCTACATGGCGTTCAACTTGCTCACACATGTCCTTAAAATCAGCTTCTGCAGTCGCGCCTCTCGTTGCTTTACCCGTTACCAATTCTCCGTTTTTATAAACGGTAATTAGATCACCTTTTAATTCTACTTTAAAATCTTTGATTGTTTTTAACATATCTCTTGGTTTAATTATTATTTCTTATATATAAAGATAAGGAATATAATTCAATTAACCTAATTTTTTACCAAGAAAGTTTCAGAAATGTTTTAGGATATTCTATAATCCATTATAGCTTTTTTGATCTTAGCTTTTTGAGTTGCTAATTTTTCATACTTAGATTGAAGGTTATCTAAATCGCCACCGTATCTATTAGCATCATCATCAGACCAACTATCACCCTTTTGTCCAGCTTCTGCATTCATATCAGAATCTAATTGTTTAAGTTCTTTAGCAACATCTTGCATCTGATCTATAAGGTCACTTTCTTTATCCATTAACTTGTAATACTTGTCCATGCTAATTTTCTTTACCTTAGGAGCAACCTTGCCCTTCTTTAGATATGATGTTTTGAAAGCTCTCATTGCTACCAATACTGGATCGTTGATATCCATTTCATTTAATTTAGATTCTGTTAAGCC